GGAATTTGGAGGGTCCCCAGAAGGAGGACCTGAATTTGCAGGGTTCCCAGGGGGTGGGACCGCTGACACGGGAGGCTACCAGGCAGCGCCAGAAGGAGGCGGGGAGCAAGCAGCACCACCTGACATCCCTAGTATGCCTGTACTCACGGCGGCCGACCCAGGTCCAGCACAAGACATGGATCCCCCTCCACTGGGGCAGCCACAACAAACCGGGCAGGCAGCGAGCCCAGGCCCAGAAGGCGAGAGAGAGTACGCGCCCGGACCAGAGACAGACATCGTTGACTTCCCAGGGTCTGAGATTTATGAGGGTGGTGGGGGCCTCCAACCGCAGGCTCCAGGATCTCCACCCCCAGCAACCCCTCCCGCTGGAGCAGGCTACTACCCAGAAGGCGACCCCATGCTGGGGACAGGTGATGCTGGTGTTTCTGGGGCCGGGCAAGATGCAGGTCTAGGGTCACCCATGGGGGGTGGTGACGCACCACCTGATGTGCGGCGTCCCTCTCCCATTGACGGCTATCAAGCCGACCCGAATCTGCCCCTGGGAGGCGATCCAGAGTTTACCGACTACGTTGATCCTGGAGCAGGCCAGAATATTCCAAACCTGCCGGATGAAGAAGTCCCCCTTGGCGGTGATGCGCTTGCCTTGGACGACACAGGGGTCAATGTGGTTGACGCCACAGGGACGCCCGACGTAACCCGTCCTCCTGTAACAGAGACCGACACGGGGCTGACAGACGATGTGGTCGAAACTGAGGAAGAAGGGATGCCCCAGTGGATGCAGGACACGCTGGACACGGCGACGAGCACCCCACAGATGCCTGGGCAGGACCCCAGATACACCGCGGTGAGTAGCATCCAAGCAGGCCAAGACCCCTTCTCTCAGGTCAAGAACCAGCGGATGGCCGAACTCCTGGCTGACCGGGGGCAGGCCCGTGGGGCTCTCACCAGCGAGAACGAACAGGCGATGCGGGACATCATCAGGTCCGGTGGACGGCTCCCACAGCAGTCGCGCCGTGACATGCGCCGCGCCATGGAGATTGAGGGCGCACGCTCACCCCTCGACGCCCTGCGAAAGTCCCAGACCTCCCAGGCCCAGGCAGCCATGGCAGGACGGGGCATGTTGGGGAGCGGGGGTGAGATGGACTACATGCAGCGGCTGGAAGGCAAGCTGGCTCCCCAGTATGCCGCGGCCGGGCAGCAGATTGAGCTGGAGGAGCGCCGCGCCGAGGACAAGCGACTCTCCGAGGCCATGAGTGGGGCGCGTGACCTCACCATGACGCAGAGCCGCACAAGTTCCTGGCTGAGTTCGGCCTGAAGCGCACCGAGGTGATGGAGAGTATCCAGCAGGGGCGTCTCGATGCGGTGCTGCCCTTGATCCAGCTGTACATGCGTGGGGCTGAGATATCGGCGGGTGGGTTCGTCCGCGGGGAAGGCAAGGAAGACCTGTACGAGTGAGGACTAGATAATGCCAGTACATCCAGGCAGTGGCGGGGCTGGTCCCGGTGGGGCGCACAATCCTGCCCAGCAGAAGGGGCAGATCATGGAGGTCTTCGAGGCCCTACAAAAGGGTCTCAAGAGGCGCGGGGGCGGCCCCACCTTCGCCCAAGGGGCGACGGGAGCCTCCAACATAAGCGGCGTCGATCCAGTAGGGGCCCGAGACCCCAAGCGGCGGGGGTCTACACGGGTGAAGACTCCACGCGGCACTTCACGGGTCTCGCGGCGGCAGCTAGGCGGGCAAAGTGGGCCCACAGCCATGCGCGACCGTACGGGGACCACTGGAGCCAGCGTGAAGGCTGCCCGTGGCGGGCCAAAATCGACCGCCAAGCCCGGCAAGCCGAAGAAGAAGCTGGCCAAGGCCGGGAAGTCCATGACTGAAGAGGACCCAGCCTTTACACCTGAGTATGGGAAGCCACCACCGAAGCCTGAAGAGATGGCTGCACAGGCTGCTGCGGGCGCGGGAGCCCCAGGAGGTGCCGCCCGGCGTCCAGCGCCACCACAGCCAGCCACACCCCCTGCAGGCATCACGGCGCACCAGGGCGTGCCCATGCCTGGAGTCAATCGACGCAGTGTAGGGCCCGAGTCCATGATGGCGCAACGCCTGCCGAATACGCGCCGCCTTTTAGGATAAGGAATCGCCTTGGCTATTAACTGGGGAGAAGGGCTTCAATCCTTCACACGGACGCTCATCCCGATGCTCCTGGAGCAGTCTCGCTTCAAGGAGCGGGAGGAGGAGCGTGACTGGTACCGTGGGATGCAGGAGCGGGGCCAAGGGCTTGATGAGCTGGGGGTAGGCAGCGACCTTCTTGAAAAACTCTATACCCGCATGGCGGGTCAGGGGGACCGCGACCCGGCGGACTTCGCGGCTGCGGGTGTAGGTCAGTTGGGGGCATTCTACACAGATCCAGCCACTAGCCAACCCTGGGCCGAGGGCACCCCTGGCTTTGCTAATGTGGAGGCCTTCAAACGCCAGTTGGAAACCCCCTTTATTGAGAGTTACATCTCGCCCCTAGACCAGGTCCTCCAAAACGCACTGAGGGGACCGAACGCCATAGGGCGAGGGATGGGCGCTGAGCAATGGGAGGCCTGGCTGATTGCCCAGGGGGTGGACCCAGACGCCATCTACCAGGAAGAGGTGCAGCCGGTACAAGAGGTGATCGGTGGGCCTGCCATTGAGAATCTCATGGCGGGCATCGCGGGAGAGGGTATAGCAGCCCCTGCCAGGGAGAGTGTCACAGGAGTTCCGGCCGAAGAAGAAACCACCATCATAGAGCACCTGATGGAACTCGGCGAGAACCGGGACGCGCAGACGGAGGCGATAGAGTGGCGAACCCGCGCCCTCCAGACAGCGCCCACCCCAGAGGTATTCCAGGGTCCCGGTGGTGAAGCCATTTTCACCTGGACGATGCTGAATCCCGTCATCGTCGGCCAACACGACCTGATAAGGATCAAACTCCCTCCGGGTGTGACCCCCATCGTCCCTGGGAACCTGATGAGCGACATGCTCGGGTTCATGATGGGCACTCAGCTGGTGACGCCTGGGCCAGCACGCTATGAGGCAGCGCAGGGGTTCATCCAAGACCAGCAGCTGACCCCCGCACAGGAGGTCGGGTTCTTCCGGGGGATCTGGAACTGGATGTTCAGTGGGTTTGGGGATGAGACACCCCCGGTGCCCCCACCAACAGCGACAGAAGTTGAGGCAGCGCCACCAGGAGTTGATCCTGCCACGGCGGGGGTGGATGCTGCCACGGCGGCGCAGATTGATGCGGTGGCATCCTCGATTGCCACCGATGAGCCCACCTTCGATCCAAACACGATTGTGCAAGTCATCCCATCGACGGCTCCCTCAAACGACTGGGAGAGGATTTCAATAGATATGCATGGCAACCAGCGTATCTATTACAAGGACGGGAGGACCGAAGATTCACCAGACAGTTCCTATGCGGGCGCAGTAGGGCCACCTGCTCCTCCTCCAACTCCACCCCCTACCGAGATACCAGCGAGTGCCCTGGTCAGGCCGATGGGGATAGAGAAGCCGGGCACGCTCGGTGGACACCCCCTCACCGAGGCGGGGGCAACTGTTGTAAGGGCCCTCAAAATTGCGCCAGAGGCTTTGTGGAAGAACCTTAAAACTGTTGCTGTAGACGCCCCCATCGCCGTCTTCTACGAAGCCCTAGAACATCTGGGCTTGATAGGGAAGGTGGAGGGGGAGGCACCCTTCTTCCCGCCAGGTTTAGGGCCATACCAGGAGAGCCCCAATAAGCTGCTGGAGCGGGTTTCTAAATGGCCACCAGCTGGTGGCCGTGGGCTGCCTCTAGAGGAAATAGGCCGTGGGATGGCTGACCTCCAGATGGCGTGGGCTCCGGCCTGGCAGACTGGGCGTCCCATCCCGCAGGCACCAGGCGCTGACCCCACCCAACGTCCACCAGCTTTTGCCCCTGGGCAGGGCCCCCCAGCGGGAAGTGCTGTCCCAGCGTGGCAGTTTGCCCCGACTGGTCCCACAGGTGGTCCTGGGGTCGTCCCGGGAACCACGCCTCCTGTAGGCGCACTGGGCGGCCGATTCACGCCCACTGGTCAGCGGATCGGGGAGCCAGGACAGTACATCGGGGGCTTTGGTGGGGGCCCCGTTGGGGGCTCTGGCGGGCCAGTGGTGCCCCCCATGCGACCTGGGGGTCCAACTACAGCGCCGCCATCGGCAGCGCCTCTAGGGGCTGCAGGAGCCCCTGTGGGTGGCGCGATCTCCGGCTTCCCTGGGGTGTTCCCTGGGGCAGGAGGCTTGTCGCCAGTCCCTGGTCCCCCTGCAGCCGCAGCGGTGCCACCTGGGACCGGGCCAGGAGCCATCCCACAAGTCAATATCCAGAGCATCCTGAGAGCCCTGGAGGGCTTGTCACCAGTCCCGGGTCCTCCTAGAGCAGCGCCTGGGGCCGGGGTGGTGCCACCAGCGGCTCCAGCACCAGTAGTGCCCTCGACACCCACAGGTGCGTTCAGGGGAGCGCCGCATAGATATCCACCAGGAGCGGTCGCCGCGGCTCCAGCACCAGCGGCCCCCATCCCGCCTGCGCCGACACCAGCAGTGCCAGCGGCACGCCCGGCACCGGCCGTCACGCGGAGGAGACGCGCCCCCACAGCGGGAGCTGGGCCAGCTCCGGGGTCCCCAGGGTACTCGGCTTACAATATGGCGGCGGCCTCTAGACATCAGTCTCAGATTCAGCAGCTGATTGCGGCGATGGCGCGGCAGGGGTATCAAGTCATGGTCGCGCCGAGGGGGGGCCTCCGCACAGCCGACGCCCAAGCGGAGCTGTACGCGAAGGGCCGATCTGGAAAGCCGGGGAAGACAGTCACGGAACTGGAGGGCACCCCTGGACGTGAATCTATGCACCAGAGAGGAACAGGCACTGATATCGTGTTCGTGGGCCCAGACGGACAGCCAAGCTGGGACCCCTCCCATCCATGGGATATCCTCGGCCAGGAAGGGGAGAATCTCGGGTTGACCTGGGGTGGGAGATGGAAGGCAGTGGACCTCCCACACTTCGAGACCCTCCCACCTCGTCGAGCAGCATCTGCCCCCGAGTAACCTATGGCCACACAACGCCAGCGTTGGGCTGCCCGTCAGCTTGAACGCCAACGACTCTCGGCGCGCAGCACGCCTCAGTGGGAGGCCTACCTGCGTGACCTCCAGAAGGCCCAAACCGACCCGAAGTTTGCCAAGCTCCTCGCTGACCGTGCGGAGTGGGGGAGCACCCAGTCTGGCATGTTGGGGTGGCCTGCTGACGTGGGGCTCGCGGGGCTGGGTATGGTTGGTGGTCCTATAGGGCGAGTCGCCTCCAACATCGGGTTCGGGGCACTCGGGAGTGCGCGCATGGCGGAGGGGATCACCCGGGAGAGAGAGGGGCTTCCCCATGCCAAGTCTCAAATAGGCTTCGGGGCGATGGACATTGCTGCGCCTGGCCTGATGCGGATGCTGGGAATTGGGAAGAAGGCAGCGGCAGCCAAAGCCACGACCCCACAGTTCAAACCTGGATTTAGCTATCCCATGGGGGGCCCGCAGCGCGCCACCCCAACTGATCACCCGTTCTTTGGAGGGCCGACACCCCCCACCCCAGGACCTGCAGGCGCGGCGCGAACCGCGGCTGACCTCGGGGAAGAGGAGCTAGGAGATATTGGGCGGGCGCTGGCAGCGGGCCCTAAACCAGGGAAGATGGGCGGCCTGCTGGGAGGACAATACCCCACGCAAGGTGTACGTGATCCAAAGGGGGCCGTCCATGCTGGCATCCTAGATGAGAAGGGGAAGGGCCTGGGCGCGCAAGCCCTGCGCGATGAGGACCTCGTCCTGGATCGAGACATAGATAACCGGCTTGATGACCTCCAGCAAGCGGTGGAGCGTGGCGCGCAAGGCTTCAAGGCAGGAATCCCTCGTCCAGGGGGCGTGCGCCGTGCCCCGGATGTCACTAGGCTCGCCAACCTGGTTACACGGAGATGGCGCTACAACCCCAAGCGCGGCCCAGGCCAGCTCCCGGTAGGTGGGGTCATGGACGAGTATGGGGCATTGGCTGCTGCCAAACTTACCGGGGAACCCCGGGGGTGGGAGAGCCTCAAGGGTCAACTCTGGAAGGACTCTCGGCCCCCAGGTCTTGAAGGGGCTCAGCACGACCCAGGCGTGACGATCCGGCAGCTGCAAGAAGCGGGGGCGGAGGGAGCCGACAACCCCTTCGCCTGGTACAACGTGGAGGAGGCTGCTCCCGACATAGAAAAAATCCAGTTCCGGTGGGACGTTGATAATAAGGTAGAGGATTTGGTAGAGGCGATGCCCTCGGGGCCCCGCACACGCAGAGCCACGACTCCCCGGCGTACCGCCCCCGGGCCCCCCAGAGCCGAGACCCCCACCCCACGCGAGGCGAGTCGAGGGCGTGACCCAGGCGTAGTCCCAACGGGGGCAAGAACGGTGCCTCCTAGTGCTGGCCCAGCATCTGATGAGGTCATCAAAGACCTCCAGAAGCAGGTGGCGGAGGCCGAACGGAAGCTCAGAACAAGTACCAGTGAGCTTGGGTCAGCGGAGTCCCAAGCAAACTGGGATGATCTTATGCGCCTCCAACGGGCGCTGAACAAGGCCCGGAATCCCATCGCGGTCGGCAGCGCCAGCAAGATTCCACCCCGCCCTACTGAGGCTCCGGGGGCTGCCCCCGGGGCCGTCCCCACACGGCTCCCGTTCGAGACAGAGGCCCAACTGTCTCCCGACGCTGCACGCAGGACCACACAGCTGGAAGAGGAAATTCCACAGCACCGAGCACTGGGGCAACATGAGACAGCTGCCAGCAAGCAAGCCGAGCTGGACGAGCTAAGAGGGATTTCACCCCGTATCGCTGAAGCAGATGATGTCGTCGGCCTCAGTGGCGCGGAGCCCCCTGCCGCCCCCGAGATCAGACAGCTCGCCCAACGCCGCCCTGGGGATATCGTTAGGGAGGACCAGGATGCCGCCACGTTCCTCGCTGACATCGACACCGATCACTGGCTAGCGACTGCCCCCACTACTGACCCCAAGCGCGCCCAGCAAACTGCCTTCCTCGCACGGGATGTCCTCAACCATGCCATGGCCCCCATCGTGGCTGTACAGGTCGCCCGGCAGGTGCCTGCCCAAATCTTCAAACCGGGGTTCCCGGGGATGGCCGAAGCGGAGGTCATGCAGCACTTGCAGGGGCTCGGGGGGCTCCTTCGGCGCAACGAGGGGGGCGCACGGGAGGCCGTGACCAAGGCCTTCCAGACCCTTCAGGGAGAGGACCGCCAGCTCCGGGAGATGATTCGGCGCACCCTCCTCCCCCGGACGGCAGTAGGACGAGACTTCCTGCGGCTGTTCCAGGGGAAGATGACGCCTACGGTTCGGCGGCCTGGGTTCCGAGATCCTGCACAGACTATCCGGGAACGGGGGCCCCTGCGCGAGGGGGAAGAGATTGATTATCTCCAGGATCTCTTTGCGACCTACGATGTCCCCGTGGTCCCCGGGGACCATCAAACATTAGGGGATGGGTGGCGCTGGCTCTCCAGTGAGGAGAAGTCCCGCGCCCTGGATACCCTGGTCGCAGAGTTCAAGCTCCCCTCCGAGGATGCCATCCTCTACTACGTGAAGCAGATGAAGGCGGATGAGACGTGGCGCATCATTGAGATGATGTCCGACAAGATTGTCAAGACCGCCGAGTTGAAGAAGAAGTACGCCGTCGCTGCATCGAAGGCAGCGCGCAGTGGGAATCTCGCGGATGCACGGGCGGCCGACCCCAAGATCGAAGGCACCCCTGGGCGGCTCATCCAAGAACTGCGCGGGGGCGGCAAGGACCAGGAGGTAGTCAAGGCTATCTTCGATGCGTTTGAACGTGACCCTGATGCCTCCCACTGGGGAGCGGCGGGGTGGTTCCCCATCCTCAAAGACTACCTGAAGCCTAACGAAACCCTGAAAGGTGCGCGGGGAATCGGCGCAGCCTTGACCCGGTATGGGGAGGAGCTAGCGAGGCTCAAGCGCATCCCCCAGGCCACAGCCATCCGCACTCCAGCACTTGCAGGGGCAGACCCCCAGCTCCTCCGGGAGCTGGGCATTGAAGCCCCGGTGGACCACGACGTGATGGCGCGGGTCTACAACACGCTCCTGGAGAATGCCTCGAAAGCCGATGCGTCCCTCCAGGACATCCAGAAGTTCGCCCTCTTTTCCCTCATGCGGCTGACGGGCCATGAGTACAAGCAGATCGCGGCCTTGACCCTGACCCACACCAAGCCCCGCGAAGGGTTTCTCCGTATTCCAGGGCGGCAGAAGGGGCGGGGCCCCGAGCCAGGCAAGGCGGTTCCCCTCCAGACTACCTACCGAGAAATCCAGGGAGCCGATGACTTTTTGGGGGCGCTGGCGCTCGCCCTGAGTAGACGGAAGTTCCGCCATGGTCGGCTGTTCAATGACGACACCCCCCTGTTTGTGACGAGTGGGGGGCTGCCCATGACGGCCCGCCAGCTTAACAACCTCATCGACAGCATCGCACGGACCCCAGGAATCAACCTAAAACCGGGGACCATCAGCGACAAGACCCTCCGCCGCTACGCCGCCGACCTCCAGCCCGACTTGAAGAGTGCCCAGGAACTCTTGGGCCATACCGATCCTACGAGCACAGAGTACTACTTCCGGCAAGGGAAAAGGCGTGGGGGCACCATGAGTCGGTTGAACCGGCTCGATAACGACCCGCTGCACCCAGGAGGACCGTATCTGTGGGCTGACCTCGGCACGCCAGAGGCCTCCCGTACCGGGCGCATCATCTTCCAGCGCAGTGAGGAGTTGATGGGTGAAGGGCCCATGGCGGCGCTGGCCCAGGGAGGACCGGGTCCCCAAGCTGCACGGGGCGAGCGGATCACGGAGGCGCTGGAGAATGTACGACCTTTCATGGAGACACCGGGTGGGCCAGGCCAGCAGCAACGGCTGGTGGAGACGGTGCGTGCGCCATCTATCTCCGCCGCACCGGGCGTCCCCTTTCGCCGCCCCACGTTCCCCATGTTTCAGAAGCAGACGTTCCCCAGAGTGGGTGGCCCCATTCCTGAAGGGGGATATGCAGGGCCGCCGCAGGGCCGGTTCGCCCTCACAAAGATTGGGCAGCTGCTCCGACAGTTTACGATGGGTCCCCGAGCCATGGGGGAGAACCCCATCTTCACGTTCGCGGGGGAGCCAGTCTCGCGGCGCGTGATGCTGGGTGCCATGGGGACCGCACAAGCACGGGTGGAAAAATCGGCGCTCACCCCCTCCGGGAGTAGGCTGTTAGACGATCACGTCGAAGCGCGGCTCAAGGAACTCAGAGACTCGGGCCTCATTAACGAGAATGGAGAGCTAATCGACTGGGTATTACCTGACGGCACCAAAATCGTCAGCCATACGGGATGGGTGGCAGGCCCATTCGACCTGTCTCCTCAAGCAGCAGTGAAGGTCCTCCCGAAGATGGCCCCACGGGGACGGGCGCTCATCGCTGAAAACTTTGACTGGAAGGAGCCGGAGGTTGCCGCCTTATACTTTGAGCACCTCAACGACGCCATCCAGATGGCCGATGCATCCATGATTGGGCGCGGCTACCGTCGTATGGGGGTGATGCTGGAGGAGGCCGCGTCACTAGGGCGGCTCGGGTCCACCGACGAGCTAGCGGAGGAAACCCTCCAGCGTTTCTATGGCCCCGAAGGCCAGAACATTCGGAACACCATCCTCATGAAGTTCCTCCTGGCTGATGAGGTGTCGGCCACCAGTCGGGCGTGGCTCAAGGAGTACGAAGCCATCCTCCGTAAGCCTGCTGGGTATTGGGGGACCCGGATGCAAGCAGGGTCGAAGCTGATGCCGGGGGAATTTATCCCAGGGACCACTCAACGGTGGCCTACAGAAGGGCTTCCCAGCCCCGCCCAGGTCGTCACGGGGAGTGTCCGCAAGACTACCCTGGAGGGGTTGGGCGCACGCACCACCGTGGCAGGGGGTGACGTGGCTCCCCAGCATATGGAGCTGTTTGGGCTGCAACAGGCTGCGGGCTCGCTGCGTTCGTCGGGCCTCGACCTCCTGGAGGACTTCATCAAGGTGATCAACCAGGACGAGGGGAGAATCTTGCAGCCCCTCTTGGGACCGACCCCCACAGGCCGGGTGAAGAGGCAGCTGATGACCCAGCGCAGCACGCTCGATGGTATCCTCAGTCCAGGCGTGAACACCCCGAAGTTTGATGACGCCCTGGTGTGGGACGTGCTGGGAAGGTACCAGCAGAAACGCTACATGACAGAGAAGTATATTGGGGGAACCGGGGTGAAGCAGGGCCGAGACAAACGGGGACTCCTCAAATACATGAGTTCACAGCAGGATCACCTGTCGGCCGTCCAGAATTTACTACAGTCACTCTTCCTCATGGTGACAGGCCCCGCGGTGGCCGCGGGACTCCTTGGGCTACCCCCCGCACAGGAGAGCTAGATGCCAGCCGGACTTCTTCGTCCCCTCACTCGCTGGGCCCGTGTCGGGAAGGATCTCCCGCCCGATCCCATGGCCGCCGCCCGCCACGTCAACCGGATCATCAAGCCGATGCGGGCAGTTGGTGGGCTGGGCGGGGGGATGGCTGGGTACCAAGCCGGGGACGACCCGAACCTCCCTGAAGGGGAGCGGCTGCTGCACGCCGCTGGGGGAGCCGCCCTGGGTGGGTTCGCCCTCCCTGGCTTGGCACGCACCGCCATGATGGCGAAGAACTTCCCGGACCTCGCCGTCAATGGGCTCTACTATTCCTATCTCTCCTCCCCGGACACCATTGCCCGCGCCAACCTCGGGGCCCTCGGTGGGGTGCTGAACCGTGGGGCCGAGCAGCTGGTCATGGGGGACATCGTGGGGGCGTCGAAGACCCTTGGGGCGATGGCTGGGGGAGCCAACGTCTGGGTCAAGTCCTTGATGGGCTCCCCGGAGACGGTGCGGAAGCTCCGCCACCAGATCATCGGCATCGGTCCCGGCGGACGCATCGACGTACCCGATGAAGCCTTCCGCGACGTGGGCTTGGGGAAGTGGTTCACGGCCGGGGACAACGCCGCCGTGTATGTCATGAAGAAGTCCGGGATGACTGCCGAAGAGGGGATGCGCTACACCCTGACCGGCACCCCCGAGACCGAGATTGGGAAGGGCATCGTCGGGTTGCAGTCCAAGTGGCTGCGTAGCGGGACCACAGCCCAGCGGGTGGCCGCCGCAACCCTCGCCCCCTTCGCGCGCGTCGGGGTGCAGGGGATTGAGCAGGGACTCAAGCGCATCCCGGGCCTCGGCATGTTCAAGACCATGGGCGGTCCCGGGTGGGGGAAGATCCTCCAGTTCCAGCACGACGCCACCAAGCAGGCGTGGGCCCGGCAAATCGTGGGGGGTGGGGCCATGGCAGGTGGGGCGGCAGCGGAGGACAAGATCGATCCCCGCATCTCCCTCGTCCTGTCCACCATCTTTGGCCCCGCCTTCCTGCCCTACACCATGGGCCGGGAGTTCAAGCGGCAGCGCCAGCGTGGCCCCAACATCCCGGCGGCGATGGCCGGAGCCTTCGGGGAAGGCATCATGGAGTTCTCCCCGCTGGGCTACCAGCCCCTCGGGATTCTCCGGTCGGTCGAGGAACTCCCGCGCCGCCTCATTCCCAGTGCGGTCGGGGACGTGGCCGAGGCGATGGACCCCGCGTTCGGACGCAAGCAGGGACGCCGAGAGCTGGAGATGTTGGCTGACCGCGGCGAGGTGCCCGGGTGGATGGGGCAGCCCATGGTGGGGGCGGCGATGGCGCGCATCCCTGGCCTGCGTGGGAAGCTGCCTGAAGAGTTCCCGCCGGTCGATATCTTTGGACAGCCTCGGTATCCACAGCCCGAAGCCCTGCCTGGAGCCGACACCAGCCCCCTGATGCGGGGGCTCTCGCGGGCGCTCACCCCATCTCGCGCTTCAGCGGAGCCGCCTGCCCAGAACCTGCTGGACCCGCGGATGCGACAGCTCTATGACCTGGGCATCCGACCGGGACCACCATCACAGCGCGTGGAGATGCCGGGGATTGGGGGGCAGATTAAGATGCCTGCCGCCACCGTGGCTGCCGTCCAGCAACTGCGCGGGGCCTCGCGGGAGCGCACCGCCCAGATTCTGAGCCAGCTCACGCCCTGGTTGATGTCCCTGCCACCCCACCAGCGAGCCATCATGGCGCAGTACCTCAACGCCCGTATCAACCAGGCGCAGGGGCCGTTCACCCGTGCCGCCACCCTCGGCACGGCCCTGTCTGGGGGTGGACAACTCCCGCGGTTCTGATATACTACAGGGGCTCAGCTGTCTCCGCCATTGGGGGGGCGCTAGACCTCACGGTTTTGTGTCCCCCCGCCTTGCGTCCGCCTCCCCATCTCGGTCATCGCCGCGCTTGCGGCCAACATCCCCGCCCCGAACGCGGCCACCAGGGCTACCACGGGGTGGCATGTCACCATCCCCATCGCTATCGCTACCAGGGCTGCCATCACCACGTTCGAGGCCAGGTATACCATCAGGTATCTCCTCGTCATACCAGGTTTCCGGGGGCGGATCGATGGGCGGTTCAGGCATCAGGGTCCAGCACCATGCGCGGACGCTCGCGCACAATCTCCGGGAACGAGTTGGCGAGCACCTCTTTGAGCACGGCAATCTTGGCTTGCAGTATCATCTCCACGTTTTCCTGCTGGTGCAACTCCAGTTCATAGGTCTGGATGCGCTTCTCGATACTCTGGACCATGCTTTTTACGCTTCGACGTGGACGTTTCGTGTTTGTACTCATGTGGCCTCCTTGAAAAAACAACTTTCACGAACTAATTTTGAACAGCGGGGGTCCTACATATTGACCTCATTTTAGCCTATCCCAGGATTTCCCGGTCGCGGCCTCCACCCCCACCGACAGATGTGTCCCCATCTGCCATTCAGCCGGGAGGGGGAGCCAGGGGATAGGGCGCGCCATCAGGGCCGAGACCCGTGCCACGACCTGATCGGCCTGCTCCTGCGGGCACTCGCCTACCAGGGAATCGTGGATAAACAGCCGCAGGGACTCCAGGGCCTCGGGGTCTTCCTGGGCAATCGCCCGGATGGCCCGGCGTCCAATCGCGGCGGCGCTATGCTGGGGATTGAAGGCAATGAGGGCCTTGGCGGCGTGCCCGTATGACCACGACCAGCTCCCGTCCGCCACACGCTGCCAGCGCAGCACCTGGAAATACCGGTGCATCATCCCGGAGGGGTTCCGCACCCAGCCTGCTCCGGCCTCGATGCCCAGCCCCGGATCGGCGGTCTCGTCGGTCCCGTCCACGCGCAGACACAGGTTCCGCTGCCATGTCCCGATTTCCGGGAACAGCTCGTCGTAGAACCGAAAAAACGCCTTGATGTCGCGGGAGGGGACCACCCGGCCCAATTCCTTGAGCAACACTTCCTGGGCCTTGAACGGGCCCATGAGGTAGTGGTGCCCATGCACCAGCCGCTTCCGCACGAACCGCTCCTTGGGGAACCGGCGCTTGAACTCGGTGAGGCTGGCTTGCAGCGTGGCATCATCCCAGTCGAGGCTCGGGAGGTCACTGGCCGGGATTTTCTTGTCCAGGGTATGCAGCGCGTAGGCATTCACGAAGTCATGCACCCCCATCCGGGCCAGCCGGATGAGCCGCGGGCTCCGCGCAAAATAGCCCACCAGCAGGGCCTCGATGCCCGCGTAGTCAATCTCCCACAGCACATGGCCGGGGGGAGCCACGAACATCTCCTTGACCAGCCCCTGGAGCCCACCCCCATGGGGGATCTGCTGGAGGTTGGGGTTCACCATCGAGGTGCGGAGCGTGTCGGGGTTGTTGGTGATAGTGGGGTGGCAGCGCCCATCGGCGCGCACGGGCAGCCCGCCCACCACCTTCCCCTCCTCCAGCTTCCCGATATACGTCCCCGCCAGCTTCTGCACTTCGCGGATATCGAGGATCAGCGGATAAAAGGGGTCATCGGGATACTTGAGCATCACGCTGCGGATGGCCGCCTCGTCGGTGGTGCGCTTGCCTTGGCGGTGCCGCGTGTTGTGGTGGTGAAAGTCTTGATAGGCCTGGATGCCCTGCCAGCTGGTCACGAACGGGAGCACCACCTCCCATTCTTCGGCCGGAACGGTAACATCTTCCAGCGGCACCCCGCAGGGATGCTTGGCCCCGAGCCTCCCCTGCTTCTCGCACTGCGGGCATCGCTTGTGGGTGACCGACACCAGCCGCACCGAGCCCTCGGGGTACTTGGCCTTGGCCTTCTCCACCTGCTTGTACCGCTTGGTGGGCTTGAGCATGGCGGGGACCAGGGCCTGGATCTCGTCGTTCAGGGTGGTGAGCCTGACCTGGAGGGTCTCGGCGTGGCGTCGGCGGATGTCGGGGTCCACCCGCATCCCGGTCCGGTGCATATGCTGATACACCGGCTCGACATCCACAATCTGCTCCTGGTAGAGCGTCCACATCTTCACATCTTTCAGGAGGCCCCACACCTGCTCGGTGATCCGCAGGGTTACGTCACTGTCGGTCGCGTTGTAATACGCCGGGGACTGGCGATTCAGGTGCTTCCACCGGGACTGGTCCGGGAGCAACATGCTCGCCACGAAGCCCAAACTCTTGGGGAGGTCGGAGTGCAGCACATGCCACGCGACCATGCCGTCGTAGATGGTCCCCTCCACCCGGAACCCCTTGGCCTCCAGTCGTGGGACATCGAAGCTGGCGTTCCACACAATCTTGGGGTTGGGGGAGCTAAGGGCGCGCCGGATGATGGGCGCGAAAATCTTGGTGGCCGGAATGCTCAGCGCCTCGTAGGGGTTCAGCGCGAAGCTGATCCGCGTGATGGGGGCGCTGCTGCGGAGGTCGAGTTCATCCTCGTCGCGCCGCTTGTCCGAGGTCTCGATGTCGAAGCTGACCGGACGGCCCGAGGGGAGGAACTTGTCGAGCCACGCCAGGGCCACCTCCGGGGAGGGGTCCAGGACATAGCGTGTCGTGGCCGGGTGCCAGCCCGAGGTGGCGAGCCGGGCGGCGTGCTGGAGGTCGTGGATGAGGACGGCCTCGAAGTTGGCGTTCCCCCGCATGATGTAGCTGGGATGCACCGAGGGCAGCAAGATGGTCTGCCGCCAGGGCTGGGCGTAGCCGCGCATCTTCAACACCTCACCCTCGCCCCAGGTGAACTGTCGTAAGGCGGTGTTGCCCAATGGCACAATGACCTTGGGCTTGAGCCGCAGGAGCGTGGGGTGGAGATGCGCGTCCCAACAGTGCGTAAGGGATGGCGTGGTGTAACTGGCGTCGATTCTATTACCGGGAGGCCGACACCATAATGCGTTTGTGAACCAGAAATCGTTACGGGTAAACCCCCCGCGGGTAATACAATCCCCCAGGATCTTCCCAGCAGGACCAACGAACGGGAGGCCTTTTTCTGCCTCCCGCTCTCCAAGTGCTTCCCCAACGAGCAGCACCCCTGACGTGCCCTGCCCATCGGGAACCATGAACCCCGTGCTGAGGCTGTCGAGTGGACAGCCCCGACACGCAGTCGGTCGTTGTAACATGCCTACTTTCGTGGGTAGACGTAATACCGAATCCGCGCCCGTGCAGGCACCTTCCGGCCACTGACCGGCTCGATGCCATAGGGGAGCTTCTCCCCTGGCTTCTCGGGGTCATCCGGGAAGTCCCGATACGTCCGCACCAGCTGCTCCTTGGTCTCGCTGTCGTAGCAATCCCAGTCGAGCATGGCCTCGAAGGTCGCCCCGGCGGTGCCCTCGATGGCGTTGACCCAGTCCCCTGGGTTCTCGGTGCGGATAGGCTCCACCCCACAGGCGCGGAGGTAGTCGGTCAGCCGCGAACTCCCGGCCAACCGGCCCATCGTGCGGGGCTTGGAGCTACACCGCTCGAAGCGCACACGGGCGTCCGTGCCCTCGGGCGCGTCGATGACCTCCAACGGGTCCACCACCACGCGGAGCATCCCGTCGTGGTCTTCGTAGGTGAAGTTGTCCGGGGCCTTGAAGAGATACCGCTGCGACGGGGGCGGCGGCAGGGCGGGACGGTCGTAGGCGTCCCACTGGTCGGGATCGGGGGGTTTCAGGTCGAGTGGATCAATGCTCATGCCTTCTCCTTGTGATGATGTCCGAGTTGTGTGGCGAGTTCTTTATCAGCCGCCGCCTCACGGGCCTGAATCAGGGTCAGGGCCTTGACGAGGTTGGCGGGTTCGACGCTCGGTGGTACCTTGACTGACGCCCCCGCTTTGGGCAGCCGGGGATTGGACAGCACGACCGTCCGCGGGCCAAGTTGCTGGTCGGTATGGGGTGCCAGATACAACACATACTTCCCGTTACTGAGGGCGCAGCGGAAGGTGTAGTCCACCCAGCGGGGGATTTGCGAGGTCAGCGCCTCCCCCACGATCATCGGCCCCAGGATGGGGGTCTTCTCCGGTGACTCTCCCCGCCGCACCCCGGCGGTGTAGATGTGGGGCACATTGGGGTGGAGGGCCAACACCCCCTCCCGAATCTGCAACTGCACCACCCCGTAGTGGGCGCGGTTCGAGGTGCCCAGCTTGAGGATGTCCTTCTCCTCCCGGATGACGACGTTCCACGCGCCCCCACCCCCGACATCCTGCCCCTGCGCCGACATCGACGCCAGCTCCGACATCAGGATTTCAGCATAGGCGGTGAGGCCTTCATGCACCACCAGCCCGACCTCGTCGGTGACCACCGAGGCATACGCCACCGGGTTGGTCCCTGTGCGGACCTCCCCACGCATGGCGTGGTTGACCCACAGCCATGCATTCCCCTGCGGTGTGTAGATGTCCACCACCCCATGTTTCTGGAGCAGCCGATACGGACGCGATGATCCCTTGTCGGCCAGGAACACCGCGGTCTTCTTCCCCGTGTGGATACGGAGATGTGTTGCCAGTTCTGCGATGAGTGTGCTTTTGCCGTGCCCAGTATCCCCATATAGCAGCACGCTCAGGTCCGGGGATAGGGCGAATGGTTGCTCAGCCACTAGCGCCTCCAATCAGACTAGTATAGACAAGATGACTGTATAAATCAAGACCCCTGCACAAAAAAGAAAGAACAGGATGCCCATGATGCCCGCCGGTTCGTGTATGTCATGCATTGGACGCCTCCTTGAGCTGCAGTTCAGCCGCATGGTGTGGGTGTCGTTCGACGTAGAGTCCAGACCCGATGGGGTCTTTCCCGGTGTTGGGTTCCCAGCAGCACTCCAGGTAGGGGCAGGTGCCGTAGTAGGGCTCGCAGGCCGAGAAGTTCTGCGGGAAGGGGGTCAGGTCCGTCGCGGCGGCAATCTCCTTCTCCCGCCGGGTGCGCTGCTCCAGGAAACTCGCCATCATCGCCCGGTTCAGGAAGATGGGCTGCGTGGCCGGGAAGCAATCGCGCACGATCTGGGCATCCACCTGCAAGAGGTGGCGAATCCACGCCTTGATCCCCTGCTCCCCCGACACCGTGTTCTCGTACTCCGCCGAGGGGAACCGCTCGAATCCCGGCTTCCGTTTGGGGAGATACTGCGTGGCATACAGGCCCGGCGCACCATGCTTGCGGTACCCATACACCAGCGAGTGATAGAGCTTGTGGTTCCGGCGATAGCCCTTGTTCAGCCCCTGCACCCAGGCTCCTGTGATAGCACGGCCCACCGCCTTCTCGCACGCCAAGACCGTGAGATGCTGTTGCAGCGCGTGCATCCACTTCCGGTTCTGCCAGCCCCCGCTGAAGGTCTTGAAGTCGGGATACCAGATGTCCCCGGTTTGCTGGTCGCGTAAGAGCACATCGGGGCGGACCATGTACAGCACCCCCTCATGCTCCATCTCCAGCTCCTGCTCCACCGCGATGCGTTCGTAGGTCCGCCGCCACCGCTGCCAGACGGTCAGGGCGAACCCAATGATCAGCGCCTCGGCCAGCCACTGCTCCTCCTGGCTCGCGGCCTGCCACTCCTCCTGCCGCTGCATGTGCGCGACGGCCGCAGGCCAGTCATCCGTCGAGGTCAGCACCTCCAACCCCTGGTGAATGAGTATCCCGAACCGCAGCGCGGGGGCCTGCTGGGTGGGCACCACACCCGTCCCCTGAAACTCCGTCAACCAGTACCGCCGCCGCGGACAGGTCCAGTCCGCTTCAATGCGCGTCCGGTCTACCACAATTACGCCCATTTGCCTCCTCCTTCCAGTTGTGTGTTACGATCCCTGCCATGCACTTCAGTAAATTTCTTCCCTCGCGTGAGGTCAGCGTGTTGGCCGGGGCCTCCGGGTCCGGCAAGTCCACGCTCCTGCTCCAGTTCCTCAAATCCTGGTCGGACGGCCACTCCTTCCTCGATGTCCCCCCACCCTCGGACGGCGTGTCCTACCTCGCAGGTGACCGATCCATCAACTCGCTCTACCATCGGGCCACGGATGTCGGCATCGACATGTCGACCATACCTCATACGTCGCTGATTGACAACTCCGATATCGACATCAAGATGTTTCAGTACGACGCCCTGAGCCTGCTGTTCCGGCTCCTCGACACGCTCAAGGGGCCGCTGTTCATGATTGACCCCCTGATTATCTTCCTCGGCGTCGATCTCAATCGCTACCACCTCGTCGCGCCGCAGCTCATCCGCCTCAACCGGCACTGCCAGGACCGCGGCTACACCATCCTCGGCACGCATCACACCACCAAGGCCCGCTCGGATTTCCAGTTCATGCGTCCGCAGGACCGGATTTCGGGGAGTTCCGCGCTGAGCGCGTTCACCTCCACCCAGCTGGCCCTGACCTCCCCGGACGAAATCCCCCAGACCTCCTCCAGTCTCCCCCCGGCCGCTCGGCTGGACATCGTGAGCCACATCGCGGCCCCCGAGACGCACTGGTTGAGTCGAGATGACAAGGGATTGTTCACGCCAATGGGGCCAGATGCGGACAGGGCGCTGCAAACAGCGGGCGTGGTCGGACTGGCGATTTATCAGTCCGTGCCTGCTGGCTCGGCCGTCACCGCCCCGACGATTCTCTCTACCCTGGACGGGGTGGCAAGTCGCGCCACCGTCTATCGTCACCTAGAGAAGCTCGTCGAGGGCGGCTTGTTGCAGAAGGAAAGTCGGGGAAGCTACACGCGCCCCACGACGCTGGAAGCTACCCACTAACGGCGTCTGATGTCCCACTCGACATGCAGATGGTCGGTGCCGCGACGGCTCGTCTCTAGCACCACATCGTAGCCCAGCCCCAACTCCCCACGGAGAAAGTTCTCCAGGGGGATGTGGGACTGAGTTTTCGGGATGAGCTGAAAGTCCACCGCGAGGTCTTTGTAGTGCAGCGATCCATCGCTGTGCTCATGATCGTTACAGCTCGTCACCGCGATATCCGTCCCGTGCCGCTGCGACCAGATGCTCGCATAGCGCAGCGCCTTCACCAACTCAGATTCGAGGTAGCCGATTTTCACCGGCCCCCGAACCCCCGTAAATACGAGCATTATTCGCCCTCCCACATCTGGAGCAGCTGATCCAGCCTTAGCTCGATGCGGTCGAGCCGCTTCAGGATCATGCCCTTCGTCACTGGCGGGGCGATCCCCACCACAACGGGAAGAACCGGCACCTCGGCCGCCACCTTCACTGCCGTCGTCCGTCGCAGCACCTCGGCCTCCAGCCGCTGCGTGACCTTGACCTGTTTCGACAGCAACTCCGCTGCCCGATACGACCGGTCAGCCGCGACACCCTGCACTTCGGAGAGCAGCACTTGCATGTGCTTCCGCTTCCCGTTCTGGTTCGTCGTGGCGAGCCGCCCGGCTTTCGCCATCAGCCGCACGGCGCTGGTGGTGCAGCCCAGGATGCGCGCTGCCGTCCGAGTGCTGATGTATCCCTCTTTCAAGTGTGTGGTGATCTCTGGCATTGCTCACTGCCTCCTCGTAAAGAGTTACGGTCACAATGTCGGTTAATATACATGTATGTGAGACTATATGTCAATAATTACTTTTACCCTTTGAGACTCTAGTACTTAGCGTCGTCTCACACCCCCTAAAAACGCCTGTATTTGCTGGGATTGTGAGACTCTGCGTCTCGCTGAAACCGTTTGTCTCATGCCCTTGAGACTTTTCTAACGCTCGTCTTTCCAAGAAGTTAGGTCGTGTTTTTGGCGTTCGTCTCACCAAACACACCATGTTCAGGAGTCAACGTGTAGAGTGCTGACGCTCGGCACGCTCGTCTGACGCTCGGCGAGGAGCTTGTGAGCACGGACGTGGAAATCCCCGTGAAAGTTCGCGGCAGCTCGGCACGCCGAAACTGGCGGCCCGAAACTTACACGGGCTGCCTGGCTGGTGAAACTTTCACGAAACGGGGCAGGAACTCTCCGGGCGATTGACGTGAGCGATATGCCAATTGCCAGGCAGTTCAGGGAAGTGTGCGGCACCCCCAAAAGCAGCCCGAAACTTACACGGGTATCCCCCCGAAGGGGGGAACCCGTGCTTGACAGGGGCGGTAGGGTCAACTAGACTATCGGGGTCTACAAACACCTTCAAAGGGGGACGCAATGAGCGGCGAAGAAATCTGGACGAGGATGCAGGACGCGCACCCAGGCGAACAGGTCGGCTACGACCGGATTGTGGTCGAGATCCTGGCGGACTGCTGCGATCATGAGGTCGATGGAGTCTGGGAGGGCCGGGGCCGAGGCACGGTCTGCCTGCTGGGGCCGACCGGCGTCGGCAAGAGCTACCTGCTGCGGCGGTTTGCCGAGGCGGCGGGGGTCAAGTTGATCACTTGCATGATCGGGATGGATGACCCGACCGACTTGGGCGGGATTCCTATCAGAGTCCCCGAGACGTTGGAGGTGACCTACTCCAACCCGTCACTGATTCCAGCGAAGTATCTAGACCCAGCCTACGCGGGCAAGTTCATGCTGCTCCTGGACGAAATCGATAAGGCTCCTGCTGACGTTCTCGCTGTTTGTCTTGACCTCATCCTGCAACGGACGATCCGCAACCAGCGGCTGAATCCACTATGCATCGTATGCGCCATGAACGAGCCTCAGAGAGTCCTGCACAGTGCGTTGTTGTCGCGGCTTTTGGTAGTTCCCTTTCCAGGCCGCGACTACGACCTCTGGGGGCGCGCTGACTTGCAACCGCTCAAGCCATTCTTGGGCGGGATCAGCCCCATGATGCAGGCTACCTACCTGCCCGCCGCCCAACGACGCACAACACCGGGGTCACTCCACCGGATCGCAGCGTGGCTGGACTCCGATGGGTTCTGGGCTGCTGGAACCCCAGACGAGCCTAACTTGATGATGTATCTCATCCTGCAAGGCAGCATGAGCGAGAGCGATGCCGCTGCCGCGCAGAGTCGCTTCCTCGAACAGCCGACGACGCCAAGCCTGGACTGGGCGCGCACGGCTACGCCAGCCGACGTTGCGGCCGGGTTGATCTACTACCTCTTCGCGCCGGATCGGAAGAGCCTCTCGCATGATGTTTTGACCATTCTGATGGCGCGAGCATCAGCCGACGCAACCGGTGAAATGTCGGGGGTGTTGGACGTTTTTACCAAGTCGCGTCAGGGCTTCGCGGCGCTGGAGGCGCACCCTGGCGTAGACGACCAGGACGCCCGCATTGCCAAGGCGCAGCAGGCGATCCACAAGACATTTACGAAGCAGCAGAAGGCGGTGTTACATGACTGACGCACCCGCGCTCCGCCCACAGTCCCATACCACTACCCGGCTCTTGGAGTCCATCGTTGACGTTAAGGTCGAACCTATCCCGACCTTGGCCACGGCCATCATCAAGGGCCGCATGACGTTGATCTTGGGGGTGGCCTACACCGCCTTGGGTGACCCGACAGACCCAGCCCAGCGGGCCGAGAGGGACTACCTCTGCGAACTGCTGTTGCTCCACGAAGCAGGCCATGTCCTCTATCGCCACCACGCCCGCCTGGGCGAGCGTGACCTCCCCCTGTTCAATGTCTGTTGTGATGCCGCGATCCACCATCACTGGCAACCCGAGGCGCTCGACTCACTCCGCGCTGCCATCGACGGGGACATTGCGACGTTCGACGCTCTCCAGGTTAAGCCCATGCCAGCAGAGCGGGCCTACGACTTACTCCGCAAGCGGCAAGGCAATAATCGCCCCGGTGATCAGCCCGGTGGCTGCGGGAGACCCTCGCAGGAAGAGATCACCGAAGCCTACGGCGAGCCTCAGTCCCCGGTGGAGCAGGCCAGGGACGATGCCGCCACCGCACGGCAAGTCGAGCAGATCCAGGCAGGCATTGAAGAGGATCTGGCAGACCCTACTACGCGCACCCCGACCGTGGCTGAACAGTCCCCGTCGCAGCGGGAGCAGGTGCAGCAGATCAAGGCGCAGATCAACCAGGGTGGCGAGGCCGCAGGCTGCTCGCGGGCCGAGGCAGTGATCAGTGCAGTGCCCGCCTGGGTGGATGAGCTACTCCAGCGGCTGGAAGACTGCTGCCGTGTACGCTCGGTGCGCGGTCGGAGCTATCGCCGTGAGAACAGGCACGAGATCCCCCTGCTCCCAGGCCGCGCACGTATCGAGGGGCGCGGTGCGAACGTATTTGTGGACTGCTCAAGCTCGATGGACTCCGAAGCCTTGAGGCAGATGATCTCAGGGCTGACCGGCTCGCCGCTGCTGGCTGACAGTCTGGTCTGGTGCTTCGACACGCAGCCCCACGGTCCCTGCGCTGCCAGCGACCTTGCCGGTATCCAGGCCAACGTGCGGCTCTGTGGCGGTGGCACCCGCATCCGGCGCTCTTACCAGGGCGTTGTCCAGCGCGGGGGCCTCGACGAGGCGCTCCCACTGGTGATGTTCAGCGATGCGGGAGACGCTCGGGCTGGGGAATGGGACCCCCAGGCAAGCGGGGAAACCATCTATGTCTTCTTCCAATACGGGGTCAAGATGCCTCGCGTCCTGTCTCTGGCAGAGATGTATCAGGAGGATCTCTGATGCCCCGTATCACCCCCGGCTTTCGTGACCCCAACGGCTCGCCCTGGCACCGCCTGTCCTGGCCTTACAGCCGCGCTGAGAACGACCAGCGGAACCTAGAGCAGACCCGCGCCCCAAGGCTGAGGGAAGGGTGCGGGCATCAGTGCCAGAACCTGCACCGCATCTCCGAGTATCTCGATCCCCCGGCAGGCGAGACCCCGGCCACCTATTACGAGTCCACAGACCACAGGGTCTGCTGCCGCTGTAACGCGGCGATGCACTGGTTCGGCACCTGGGGACGCCATGCCCCCATCAAGACCAAGATCCGCGATAGTGCGGGGCAAGTAGTCGCTGTAAACGACGACGCCATCGAGCGCAACATGGGTCTCCGCCGCACCTTCCTCGCTGCCTGGGGAGCCACCCCGGCCGGACGGCCCACGATTGACCCCACGCATATTGGTTGGCACTCGGGCCTCCGCCGTCCGCTCTACCGCTCGTCGTATCGCTGGGGCTACCGCCTGCATCCGGTACGCGTCTCCGACCGCGCTGGTGTCTCGTCCGGTCCTGGCAGCCTCTCGACCAAGCTCTGCGCCGTCTGCCGTTCGACGCTCCAGACGATCCCCTTGTGGCTGTTTTGGACGGCTCGCGGCTGGCCTGAAGCCCAGGCCAAGCTCGTCGCGGCAGCAGAGGCGAAGCTCTGGAAGCCCGGCCGACGCTCCGACAAGCCCCCACTCACTCTGCTCGACACGGACGCATTCTTGCCGTGGCTGTAACACACAAAAACCGGGGAGCGATGCTCTGCTCCCCGGCTCGATCTTCCCGCTCGGACGCTCTTACTCCTTCCGGCTCACCCCCAAGACCCAACCGAGAAACCTCGCCGCCAGGGCTACGCCCGTGCCCACGATGATCGCCGTAAACGCCAGCTCGACGCCGCTCATGACTCCTGTACCTCTGCCTTGCCGATTAGCTCCAGCAACGCTTCACGGTCAGATCGGACCCGGCTTAGATCGTCCTCCTGCAGCCTTCCATTCTCCGCCACGGCGCGTTTGAACCCATCGGGCCGCGCCTGCAGCCCGGCC